CGGGCCGTCGATGCACGGGCGATGCACCCACTTGTCCTCAGCGGCGCCGTATTCGACCTCGAAATAGTCGTTCTCGTAGACGGTCCGGGCATGGATGGAGGCGATACGGCCCGAGCGGTGCGCCAGCTCGACGTACCCCTGGTAGCCGATCACCAGCTGGGCCTTCTGACCGCGAGTCTTGCTGTCCCAGAACGGCAGCAGGTACGCCTGCCCCAGCGCGCCGACACCCGGCCTCAACCCGAGCTGAGCGCAGGTCATCAGCGACCCGAGCACCGATTTCTGGTCGCACTCGGCCAGTTTCGGGTTCACCTGCAGACAGGTCAGTGCGTCGCGGATCAGCTGCTTAGCCTCGACACCCTTGGGCATGGCGAGCTGAAACGCCTGCTCCATCTTCTGGATGTTGGCCTGCAGATCGTCGCCGCTCTTGCCCTGCTGCGCGACCGACTGCTGTGCGCGCTGCGCCAAATCACGTCCCATGGTGGTTATTTCCCTTTCGGTAGATAGACGGACGCCGCCTGGTAGCGGCGGTACAACTCGGGGTCCTCTGTCTTGAGCCGGTCGCGGTCGATCACCTCGACCTTGTGGAGCCAGCCGGCGTCGTCCTGCTCCTCGCGGAACGCCTTCTCGCGGAACTGGCCTCGCCGCAGCGCAACCAGCTTTCGGCCGGCCGCGTCGGTGATGGCGTCAGCACCGCGCAGGTGAGCAGAGAGTTGATTGACCGCGGTGGCCTTCGCCTCCTTGGCGATCTTCTCGGCGTCCAGCGCCGCCCGGTAGTCGGCCATTGCGGCTTCAACAGCGGGGATGTCGGCGGCCTGCTCCACGACGTCGTAGCGGCGTGGCCATTGCGCGGCGATCGCTTCGGCCGTCGCGTCAGATCCGTCGATCGGCGGCGCCACGTCCGGGACGATGTAGGTGTCCCAAAGGTGCTGCTCGGCTTCGATGATCGTGGCGATCAGGTCGTCGTCGCGGGGCACGTACTCCCACCGCAACCGGTTCCCACCGATCAGGCCAGCGACGTAGGCGCCTTCAGCGCCGGTGACCGCGCACCCATGCTGGATCTGCAGCTCAGCGTGGTCCGGGACCTCGCCGTCCTCCCAATCGTGAGCCAGCCACGCGGACGCGTTCTTGATCTCCACCAGGGCGTTCTGGTTGAGGATCAGGCCGTCGGGGTTGTAGAGCTGCCATGGCCGCTCCAGCGACCGCAGCGTCGGGCACTCGACGATCTCGACACCGAGCCGGCGGGCCAGCTCGGTCCGAATGACCGGCTCGAGCAGGGTTCCCCACATCATCGCTTCGGTCTCATCGTCCGGCCGCGACTTCCCGGTCTTGTCAGCCCACACCGAGAACGGGGAGCCGTACTTGCCGAGCCCGAGCACCGCAGAACAGTCAGATGAGCCAATGCCTGTGCGGCGCAGCTCAAGCCATTCGTCGCGGTCCTTGTAGTGGCCGGCCAGCTCTGCGTGCTCGGCCCAGAACGGTGCAACAGTCATCGGCGGCCGCCGATCTCGTCGAGCGCGTCCGACCTGTCATCGCTGCGGGCCGGCAGCCTGTGCCTGGCGTCCCCAGCCTTCGCGTACTCCATCTCAGACATGCCGCACATGGCTGACCGCCACTCTTCGGCTTCGTACTCGTAAGCCATCACTGATCGACCTCGATTCGGTGGTTGGTTGTGACGTAGTCGCGGTGGTCGGGGTGGAGCCGGTACCCCCACGCCATGAGGGCCAGGGCGGCGAGAATGGCTGTGATGACGAACAGTTCGCGCCACAGCGCGACGTAGGCGGCAGCGGAGGTCAAGCCGAACACCCAGGCGGCGATCCACAGTGCGCGTGTCATGACGCCACGCCCGTCAACCGGCGGCCGGCACGCGGCTCGGTGATGGCTTCGACGCGGGCCCACAGCGTGCTGGTCGAGGTGTCAGGGTCGAGCCACGCGGCGAGGCACATGGTGACCTGCGCGGCTTTCGCCGGGTGCTGTTGCGCCAATGCCACCAGTTCGGAGTAGAGACGGCGGGGGTCCTCGTCGCGGATCTTCACCGCCATGCCCAAGGCGATGTCGGCGACCCTGTCCAAGTTGGGATCTGGGGTCAGATCCACCGCCGCGCGGCTCACCGGGCACCACCGATCCTCTGGGCGGTGAGCGAGGTGATCAGGGGGGCGACGAAGCTGGGCGCACTAGCGAGGTGCCTGGCGAGCTGGCGGCGGCTAGGCTGCGTCGCTCCCAGGTCTGCCACCCGGACGCTGAACTTGTTGGCGCGGTGCCTGCCCCGGCTCATTCGGCACCGCCCGACACCAGGCGCAGTCCGCGCTCGGTCTGATGCTGCGCAGCATCAGCGACGGCCTGCCGGTGATCGTTGGGGCACCACACCGGCACCGGACGGGCGAGCGGCTTGCTCTCCACCAGCCCACCGATGAACCCGACCCAATCGCGCGCAGCCTCTTCGGAATCCAGCGACGGATAGCCAGTGGCGGGCCCGAACGCGCTGCCCAAGGTCCAGTAGGTGCCGCTGAGATACGGGTCAGGATCAGGGAACTCGATGGCGAACGCGAGGATGCCGCGGTCGTCTACCGCACGAATCGTGCGGCGACCGTTGTCATCGACGGCGGTTTCAACCTTCACCGGATCACCACCGATCCGGTTGGCAGCCAACCAGGCTCGTCCGGGAGCACATTGTGGTCGAACACCACGTACTCCTCGTAACGGGCCGTGGTGTTGCCGACCTGGTAGCCGCCGGTGCAGGACCACCGATAGCAGGACACCGGCACGTAATGCGCGGGGGTCCAGTACTCGCGTGACCGGGTCCAGCTGCCATCGGCGCGACGCGGGGTGTCGCAGATCGTGCGTTTCTGGCCCCAGTTCAGCAGCCCCGGCGCCGCGATGGTCTCGCAACCCAGACCGGGAGCGGCCTTGGCCGGCACAGTGGCCCAGGCGACGCCCGTGACCACGAAGGCACCCACCGACATCGCGCCGAAAAACCGGCGCACCGGGAACTTTCCGACCGCCTTCACGCCGGCACCGCCGTGCGTGTCAGCAGGCGGGCGACCATGGCGGCGTGGAAATCCAACGCGGCCAAAGCGTCCTGGCGGGTGCTGGCGAACAGTTCCGCGCTGCAGCCCTTCTCGTCGTTCCACAACATCAGCCGCCACTGATCCCCGGCCGGGTGCGCCGAACCGACGTCTGTCGGGCCGACGTGGGTCAGGACGACCTTTGCGACGAGCGAGCCGCCGGAGTGCTCCTCGATCTCGTAGGTAAGCTCTCGCGTTGACACTGGTTTTCCTCTCTCAGGGTTGGTGTTGGTGTCAGGGCTCCGTCCGGGTGCGACCGGGCGGGGCCTACTTCTTGGTGATGCGGTAATCGGCGAGCAATGACCGGGCGACGCGCTCGGCCAGGAACATCGGGTACGAGCCCACGAGCGGCGAACGCTCACCAATTCGGTTGGCCATAGCCACGCTGTGTGAGATGAGCTCGCCAGTCAGGTGCGCGGCCAGGTCCTCTTGAGACACCTCGTGCGGGTCAGGGATCACGTGCAGCACGTCACGCCGGGAAGCGAGATCGGCCAACTCTTCGGCGGTCGGCTCAGCCAGGGGAATTCGCGCGCACTGCAAGGTGATCGGCGAATCGTCGTCGCGGTGAAACCAGTACGTCGGCCCGTCTGGACTCTCAGGCTCGCCGTACAGTTCCCGGCCGCACCCGCAGATCGTGGGGCACTTGCAGCCCTCGCAGTGCACCTCGGCGTCGGCAACGCCATCGGGCTCAGGCTCCGGCGGCGTCCAGAAGTTGATGCCCTCGTTGAGGATGTTCAGCAGGGTGCCGGCCGCCACGTGGAGCACCAGGTCTCCGCTGCTGATGCCGTCGAGGTTCGTCGCGCGCCAACTGTTGGCCAACCCGCGGATGCTGTTCAGCTTCAGGGCCAGCCGATTAGTCTCAGACTCCCAGTCGAAGCCCGGCACAACCGCGTCGTCCAGGCCCGCGGTGTCGAGGTAGTCGCCGGCCTCACGCTCGGAGAACCCCGTGCGTTGCTCAGCCCGTGCCGCCTGGACCGCATCCCAGAAATCCGCTGCGCCGCGAAGGAATCCGGCGATCATCCGAGCACCGCCGTACCGCCATCAGCCAGCACAACCTCGGCCGGGCTAGCCGCAGCACGCAGCTCCGCGATCTCCTCGAGCAATGCGGCGTTCTCGTCGGTCACATACTCGAAGCGCAACGCCAGGTCATCACGCTCGGCGCGGATACGCTCCCGGTCGGTCAGCAGCTCGGCGAATTCACCGGCCAACTTGGAGTGCGCCTGAGCAATGTCCAGCAGCAGCGGAGCGAAGTTCTCATGCTCGGCTAGCACGCCCTCCAACTCCTCGCGCGTCACCTGCAGTTCAGCCACCGCCTCCTCGTAGGTCTGCGGCATCGGCGCATACCGCGGGTGATGGCACTGCGCGACACGGTCAAACGGGCTGTTGTGCGCGGCGAGCGCCGGGATCTTGTCAACGATGGGCATCAGGCACCTCGCTCGTGATCGGCTATGAACCGGTCGATTTCGGTTCGCCTCACCAGCCGGCGACCGCCTACTTTCACCCAACGCAGTTCGCCGCGATCGAACAGGCGGTAGATGGTTGCCTTGTTGACTCGCAACAACTCTGCCGTCTCTGAGATGGTTAGCAGCAGCTGTTGCTGCTCTGGAGCGGTCCCCTGCTGAGCGGTCGATGTGAGCAAGGCCGACAATTCGTCCCGGATCAGTCGGCGCAGCACATCCTCGATCGACACTGATGAATCGCCCGCGGTCATGCTTCAACCCCGGCTGTCTGCGCGGATGGCGAACTCGGTAGCCGGTCAATAAAATCCGCGATTTGCTGATCCGTGGAGAATCGGCGCGTCCCGATCGTCTTCGATTCGAGCTCGCCGGATGCCCACAACGCGAACACCTTCGCCCGACTGATCCCACCGAGCTTGGAAGCCGTCCCCCGCCAATCGTTCAACCAATTCTGCCCGCTGCCAGTCGCCATCACGACTTGCCTCTGCCGAACTCGGTCTCCATCAGGTCCATCAGGAATGGCATCCCGGCTTGGGTGATTTTGGTGAGGTCTTCGCTTGAGGTGCTCCGATTCTCGGGCGCGAATGCTGCTTCGGCTGCACGATGCAGGTGTGACAGGTCGGTCATGTCGAGCGCGATGATGTACACCTGGCCGTCCCGCCCGGCGACCGTGGCATACACGCCCTTCCCGGGGATGGGCTCGTAGCAGAACACGGTCCCGTCCACCACATTCGACTGCGCAGCGGTGTCCTTACTGAAAGTCGACATGAGCTAGACCGCCTCTCGGGCCGGGGTGACGACGTTCTCGTTGCACGAGTTGCAGCAATGCCCGTCGGCGGCTACCGGGTCGGGATTGTTTGCGCCGCAGGGCCAGTCGGGGAGTTCCTCGCAGCAGATGCAGCAGATGCGCGGCGAGTCTGTGACATCGGAAACCTTCATGCGCCCAGTTCCTTCAGATCGTCGGTGGTGATGAGGACCAGGCCAGTCGAGTGCGTGTTGACAGGGAGTCCTTCAGCCGCCAGTCGGTCGCGCAACTCAATCTCCATCTGTGGCCGCACACGGGCCTGAAACCTGCGACGTCCGTTGTGATTCCCCTGGTCGTGGTCGTAGATATACGGCCGCCCCTTGGCTGTGGGCTTGCGATGGTCGTATCCGTCGGCGACGGTTCCGTCCGGGCGAACTCGGGTGTTGTGCTGGTTGATCAGCCAGTCGTGCGAGTACAGGTGCTCATCGAACTTGCGTGCCGGAACGTCGGAGAAGTACTTCTTCCCGAAGTCAGTCATGTGGATGCCGTCGCCGCCCTCGATAGCGCGCCGACGCTTCTGCTCGACTTCAAGCTTCTTCTCGGCTTTCTCAGCTCGGATACGTTCACCGCGGGCGATTTCGACGGCCCGCGACACTCGCGCTGACTCGGCTGCGATGACGGCGAGCGGGTCGGAGAGGTCGATCGCCTGAGATGTCTCGGCCTGCCGGGTGCGGATCGCAAAGTACGCCTGCGCGGAGGCAACTTCGGGCTTGTTCGGATCACCGTTCATCGCAACTAGATAGGCCGCGAAGCGCGTCAGCTCGTAGTCCTCGGCCGCCGGGCCCCGCTGACCAGAAACTTTGGTGGATCGCCCAAAGTTCTTTTCAACGTCGACGCCCTGATTCGTCGCGGATTTCATCGCCCGGTCGACGGGAACCTTGAACTCCCGCCACGCGCCATATCCCATGACCGGCATGAGGTCGCGGGCCGACCAGTACTCCGACCCGTCCGCCCGGAGCCGCCTGATGGCGTCGAACGGCGACTGGTCGCCGGTAGTCTCTAGTTCTGACACGAACTTCTCCTTCGTTGTTGGTCCCCCACCCCGCCAGGGGGGGTGTCGTTTATGCGGCCGG